CCGCCTACTTCCGCGCGGAAGAGGGGACCCAGGGGGATCTCGCGCACGAGCTCGGGATCTCGCCGTCGTTGCTGTCGATGTTCAAGTGGGGCGAGCGCGAACCCCAACTGGCGCTCGCGCTGCGGATTAGCGAACGGTGTCGGGTCCCGCTCGAAAGCCTGATCAAAGTCCGGCGGCCGACGCCGGCCAAGGCGGCCAGCCGGCCCGCCAAACTTCACAGTTTACATAACACGATCCGCCGATCCGGGGGGCGTCGCCCGGGCGCGGCCCGCCAGTCTTCCCATTCTGAGAAGAACGGCTAAACTGGTATTTTCACCAGTGGTAAACATTCAGGGATTTGCTCAAGGTCTGATAATAGGCGTTCGGATAAGTGTGAATTATGTCTGTTTACTGGCCGTGAACACGGCCAGATTTTCGGCGGGAATTAGACGGTAACACCCTAAGTCAGGGCTGTCAAGCGCGAAGCGCAGCAGGGGCATTTCCCCATGGAAAATCATCTAGCCCAAGTGGTTGATGGCACGACGGTCGAGCGCGTCCTGCTCGACGGCGATCTCGGCAAGTTATCGCCCGCGCAACGCGTGACTTATTACGGCAAAGTCTGCGACACCTTGGGCCTCAATCCGCTCACGCGGCCCTTCGAGTATCTCGTCCTCAACAACAAGCTGACGCTCTACGCGCGGCGCGAAGCGACCGAACAACTCCGCCACCTGCACCACGTCTCGCTCACCATCGCCGCGCGGGAAGTCGTCGAGGACACCTACATTGTCACGGCCCGCGCGGTCCTGCCTGACGGGCGGACGGATGAGAGCATCGGCGCGAAGTCGATCGCGAACCTGAAAGGGGAGGCGCGGGCCAATGCCATGATGACCGCGGAGACGAAGGCCAAGCGCCGGGTCACGCTGTCGATCTGCGGCCTCGGGCTGCTCGACGAGACCGAGGTCGCCGACATCCCGGCCTCGGCCATGAAGATCACCCCGCCGCCGCAACTCCCGCCGCCGGCCCCGCACCCCAAGCCCGAGCCTGATCCGCCGCCGCCGCCCGCGGCCGAGCTCCCGGCCGGCTACGTCCGCGTCGTGGACATCCACGAGGCGCCGACCCGCAACCCCGGCGTGACCCGGCACAGCGTGATCCTCTCGAACGGCCTGGAAGTCACGACGATCAATCCCTGGTACGCGTCGCTCGCGCAACACGCACGCGAGACGCAGACGCCGGTGATCGTCCGCACGAAAAAAACGAAATACGGCGATCAGATCGAGGCCATCGAGAGCGACCCGACCGTGGACCCGCCGGCGCCGATGCTGGCCGCCGATGAGATTCCGTTCTGAGCCCATGAAAGGCCGTCACCTGGCAACTGAAAGCGGAGGACACCTTGCGCGACCGGCCGGGCGTGGTGTTCGTGCACTTGCTCACCGACGAGATTGGCCTGCAGTGGATCGTCCGCGGCGAGATTCCCGACTACCTCCGCGAGCAAGCCCTCGACGCGCTCGATTGGCTCGGGACCGACGCCCGGAAGGACGTGCGCGGATGAGCACGTTCCTCGCGATCCTCCTGGCGCTCTGGTCGACGCGGCACGGCGAGGAACCGACCCGTCTCGAATGTCTGCGCCGCCTGGTCGCCGCGGATGAGCCAAAAATTCGACCGATCGCCCGAGGACGCCGATGACCCGGAATGGGATGGTCTGGTGGATCGACCGCTGGCGGAAGAGCACGGCATGGACGGGGATGACCCTGGAAGAGCAGGGCGCCTACCGCAATTTGTTGGACGAGGCGTGGCTCCGCAACGGCGCGATTCCGAACGATCGGCGGGTGCTGGCGCAGGCGTCGGGTGACCCAAAACGGTGGGCGAAAGTCGAGGCAAAAGTGCTCGCGAAATTTCGCTTAATTCAGAACGAATATCACCACGAAACCGTCGACGATTTACTCGCGCGATCGCAAAAACGCGCCCAAAACCAGCACAACTACCGAGAACGTTATCGGCGACAAGACGATAACGTGACCGGGAATACCTAACTACCTAACTACCGAAGGCTCGGATCAACCTGTAGCGCACGAGTTAATTAGAAAGAATTAGAACCTCGCGATGCGAAATCCACACCCGCAAAAAACGCATGACCACGACAGCCAACCGCGCATCATCGCGCGCGTCGTCCGCGACCTCTTGCGGGCCCAGTTGTTCGATTCGATCGCCGATCTCAAAGTCGCGCTCAAAGCCCAACTGCGCGCGTTGAATATTCCGTATCTGCCGGCGGAGCTCGACCAGGCGCTCACGCTCGTCGCGAGCAATACGCCGCTCGCGGCGTCACCCTGGCCGCGCACGCCGCCCGATCGCCTCCTGTCGGAGCCACCCGTCCTCTCGCGCGAGGACGCCACGCAGATCCTCGCCAAACTGGAGTCCCGCTATGCAGTACGCCTTCGTGATCTATCCGACCCCCGTCGACGCGACCGTGACCCTGACGCCGGATAGCGGCGGCAGTTACACCGGCGTCCCGTACACGCACTCGAGCGGCCGTCAGGGCCAGGTGTGCTACATCAGCGACGAGACGCCGGATCAGCAGGGCACGACGCTCAACGTGTCGGCGCCGAACTATCTGCCGTCACGCCTCCGCGGGTTCCTCGTCTTCGACAGCCTCGACTCGGACGACCTCGCGCGGCTGCAAGTCGACGACGTCGCGCTCGAGAGCGCCGGCGCCCCACCCGTGACGCCGCCGCCGGTGACGGGGCCGCCGAACCCGCTCGACATCATCAACCGCGTGTATGCGGACACCCAGCCGCAACTCTGGACGCATGACGGCTGCGGGAAATTCACCGAGGATTGCGCCGACGCGTTGCACGCCGAATCCTCGGCGTACTGGGGTCACGTCAAAAAAGACCCGGGCCAAAACCAGTACAACGGGCACGCCGTTGACGCCGTCCATCTCGCGTTGAACGTCCCCGGCTGCAACGCCGGCATTTACGACATCATCTACTCGTCGGTGAGTGCGGAAGCGAAACCCGTGTTCAACCTGGCCGGCCCGCCCGAATACGAGAAGTGGTACTACCCGGCCGCGGATGCCACCAAGTCGGCACCCCAGCCCGTGTTCTTCGTGCGCGTGCGATGACCGCGACCGTGCTCGTCGGGGCCGTCCTGCTGGTGGTGCTCGTCGGCCTCGTGGCCGCCGTCCTCGAGCTCCGCCGGCTGGGCGATCTCGCCGAGGCGATCAACCATGCGATCGAACGCGTGGCCGTGGAATTGCGACGGGTGCGGTAGGGACGGTGTGTATGACCCTGCTCGAGTACGCGCTCAACTTCCTGGATGACAAACTCGACGATCTCCGCGTGCGGGAGACCGAGCTCGCCGAGGAACGCCAGCGGCTGCTGCAGCAGAAACAACTGCTGCTCGAGGAAGCGGCGGTGTATCACATGGAGCCGCCCGGGGACGACCCGCCGCCTCCGACCCCGGTGCATTGATGCGGGAACCCACGCGCGAAGAGATCCTCCTCGCCATGTCGACGTATGGCGGGAGCTTCGTGCGCCAGCTCGTGGTGCTCTACCGCCTGGGCGACGCCGACAACCAGCGGATCTTGTGGTCGGCGTTTCTGCATTACTTCAACGAATACCGAGACCTAGCAGCGGGGCGTTAATTGAGCTCGGCCCCATGCGGGATCATCAAGGGCAGCGACACTTGTTCCTCTGTGCACTCATCGAATGTGCCGTGAAAGCGAGAATGACAGCGCCAGCAGAGCACAATCAGATCCTCGGGTAATTCACGAAAGAGGCGTAGGTAGTTCCGATGATGGACGTGCAGTTCGCCGCGATGAAACGACGACAGCGCGCATTGCCAGCCGGCGCGGACCTTCGCCGCGCTGGAGACCTGCTTCCAATGATCGGTATTAAGATAGGCAGCGTAGTCCATCGTCGTCTCCCTTCATCGTGGGCGAACGTGTGTCTAGCACGTTCGCCTCTCTCCCTAATTCAAATCTACACCCGGTTTTTTTTGAATTACGCACCACCACCCACTACACCCCAACGCCCCGTAATCTACGTAAAGTACCGAAGGGAGATTACGTTGCTGTTGGATGCTGTTGGATGCTTGTGGATGCTGGTGGAAACGTGGGGTTACGCAGTGAAACGTAGTGAAACAATCGAAATAGATGCAGATTTCTCTTGACACGGTTTCGATGCAGTACTGTGCTCAGCCCGGTTGTAGCGTCCTCGTCGCCCGCGGGGCCTGCGCCCGCCATGCCGTGCGCTCCAACGTGGATGTCCGCCGCTGGTACCGCATCGCCCGGTGGTTCCGCCTGCGTCAGCAGGTACTCATAGACCAGGCGTATGCGTGCGCGCAGTGTGGACAGGTCACCCTCGCCCTCGAGGTCGACCACATCCGCAAGCATGATGGGGATCCGGCCTTGTTCTGGAACCGTGAGAACCTACAAGCCCTGTGTGCCCCCTGCCACATGACCAAGACGAAGGCCGGTGCATAGATGCATATCGATATGCATCGAGATCCGGCGAGACCCCACGCGTCCGAATCCGGCCGAATCTGTATAAATTTGCGACGCGGTCGACGGGGGGCGTGCGAAAAGTTGGCCGCGTTTTCGGTCGCAAACCCTAGCGGCCCCAACACGGCCTTTCCCGGTCAGAATAGGCCACGTAATCTAGGCGAAAGTGCCACGTCCCAGGCTACATAACCTTGGCGAACCGGCCCACGTCACGGCACGTAACCTCGGCGAACCGGGGCACGTAACACTGGCGAACCCGCCGGCGACCCCCCCGAGACGGGATCCACGGGGCGGCTGGCAAGCGCCCCAGGACCGCGCGCAAGGCCCCCCGGCGCCTCCCAGAGACCCGATCGCCTTCATCAACAGCCTCACACATACCAAGGGACCGTTCGCGCGCCAGACGTTCGCCCTACGGCCGTGGCAGATCCGGATTCTGAAGCAGTTGTTCAAGACTCGGCGGGACGGCCGGCGGCAGTACCGGACGTGCTTGCTGATGTTGCCGCGGAAGAACGGCAAGACCGAGCTCGCCGCCGCGGTCGCGCTGTACGGGCTGCTGGCGGACGGGGAGGCCGGGGCCGAGGTCTACTCGGCGGCGGCCGACCGGGATCAGGCGGGGCTGGTGTTCGGCGTCGCCGCCCAAATGGTGCGGAATGACCCGGCACTCGCGGCGGAGTGTTACATCGTCGAATCGCAGAAGCGCATTGTGCACCGCGCGAGCGGGAGTGTCTACCGGGCCATTTCGGCCGAGGCGTACAGCAAGCACGGGTTTAATGCGTCGATGGTGATTTACGACGAGCTCCACGCCGCACCGAACCGGGAACTGTACGACGTGCTGTCGACGTCGATGGGCGCGCGCGCGCAGCCGCTCATGTTTGTGATCTCGACCGCCGGGTATGACAAGCACTCGATCCTCTGGGAGCTCTACGCGCACGCCCAGAAAGTGCGCGAGACCCCGAAGCTCGATCCGACGTTTCTCCCGGTGATCTACGAGGCGCCGAAGGACGCCGACTGGACGAGTCGGAAAGTCTGGAAGGCCGCCAATCCGGCGCTCGGGGATTTCCGGAGCCTCGAAGATCTGGAAATTCTCGCGGCGCGGGCGACAGAAATCCCTGCCCAGGAAAACAATTTTCGCCGGTTGTATCTCAACCAGTGGACCGAACAGGCGAGTCGCTGGTTGGCGCTCACCGCCTGGGACGCGTGCCTGTCGCCGCTCGATCGCCGCGCGCTCCGCGGGCGACGGTGTTATGTCGGGATGGATTTGAGCGCGACTGAGGATCTCACCGCGCTCGTCGCCGTGTTCCCCGACGGCGACGGCGGGTTCGACGTCCTCCCGCATTTCTTCGTGCCCGGCGAGAAGATTCCCGACCGGGTCCGGCGCGACCGCGTGCCGTATGACGCGTGGGCGCGCGATGGGTATCTCACCATCGTGCCGGGGCCGACGATTGGCGACTACGCCGCGGTGCGCGAGCAGATCGAGGCGTGGCGGGAAGAGTTCGCCGTCGAGATGGTCGCGACCGACCCCTGGAACGCGACGAGCCTGATCTACCGGCTGGAGCAGGACGGGTGCCCGCTCGTCAAGGTGCCGCAGACGTTTGCGGGCCTGTCGGCGGCGACCAAAAGCCTGGAGAAACACGTGCTGTCGCGCACCCTGCGGCATGCCGGCCACCCGGTCCTGCGCTGGAATGTCGGGAACGTGTCCGTCGAAACCGACCCGGCCGGGAACCTGAAGCCCTCGAAAAAGGCCTCGACCGAACGGATTGACGGGGTCGTGGCGCTCATTCAGGCGATTGACGCCATGGAACGGAACGTCCAGGCCCCCGAGTATGCGGTGATGGTCATCGGATGAAACCGCGCGGGCGCCCGCGGATCGACCCCGACGACCAATCGGTCACGTACACCGTGCGCGTTTCCAGCCGGCAACTGGAGACAACCCAACGCGAGGCGAAAGCGGCGCGGATGACCACGGCCGAATGGATCCGCCGCGTGCTCGCGCACGACGTTTCCACGCACAAAAATAGACACTAGTCAACCCCCACGGTATGGTGCCGGTCACCGTGGACCGCGCGTACAGCCTGCTCGCCATCAAGTCGCTGGACGCGCGGCGCCGGACGTTTTCCGGCATGGCGTCCACGCCGGAGCTCGATCGCCAGGGCGATAGTCTCGACCCGGCCGGCGCGACCTTCGCCGCGTCGATTCCGCTGCTGTTCCATCACGACGCCAAGCAACCGATCGGCCGCGTGACGCTGACCCGCACGCCGCAGGGCATCGCCTTCGACGCCGAGCTCCCGGAGATTGACGAGCCCGGGCCGCTCAAGGCGCGCGTCGATGAGGCCTGGCAGTCCATCAAGGCCGGCCTGATTTCCGGCGTGTCGATCGGCCATCGCATCCTCGCCGGCGGGGTCGAGTACCTCCGCGACGGGACGCGCAAACTCACGAAAACCGAAATCTGTGAACTGTCCCTGGTCACCATTCCCGCCAATGCCAGCGCGAGCATCCGCCTCGTGAAATCCCTGGCGCAAGGAGACGTTATGCCGTTGACGGCCGCCGAACACATCACGACGCTCGAACAGAAACGGCAGACGCTGGCCGACAGCATGGCGGGCCTGATGGACACCGCGGCCAAGGAGAACCGCCACTTGAGCGACGACGAATCCGCGCAGCATGCACGGTTCGCGGCCGACGCGGAGCAGTGCGCGACGACCATCGCGCAGTGGAAAGACACCGAGGCGCTGCAGATCAAAACCGCGACCCCGGTGCGGCGTATCGTGAGTCCCTACGCCCACGTCTCGGTCATGCCGAACGTCGAGAAGGGGACGCAGTTTATCCGCTACGTCTGCGCCCAGGCGATCGCCCACAAGACGCACGTGCCCGCGTATGAGATTGCCGCGCGCTGGAACGATTCCACGCCCGAAGTCGCGCTCGCGCTCAAGGCCGCCGTCGCCGCCGGCACCGCGACCGATGCGACGTGGGCCGGGCCGCTCGTGCAGCCGAACATCTCGAAAGATTTCATCGAGCTGCTCCGCGCCGCGACCATCGTCGATCAGATCAGCGGACTGTACCGCGTGCCCTTCAACGCCAAGATCCCCCAGCAGACCGGCGGCGGCACGTACGGGTGGGTCGGGGAACTGAAACCGAAACCCGTGACGTCGCTCACCTTTGGGAGTGTGACGCTCGACTGGGCGAAGGTCGCGGCGATCATCGTGCTGTCGCAGGAACTGATCAAGCTGTCGAGCCCGAGTGCCGAGGACGTCGTCCGGCGCGAGATGGTCGCCGGCATTGCGCGCTTCATTGACGCGCAGTTCACCGATCCGGCGATCGCCGCCGTCGCCGGCGTCAACCCGGCCTCGATCACCAACGGCGCGCCGACCGCCGCCGCGACCGCCAACCCGTGGGCCGACATTCTGGGCCTGGTGAATCACTTCACCACGAACAACATCCCCATCGGGGGCCTGACGTTCATCATGTCGCCGGCCAATGCGCTGGCGCTGTCGTTTAAGACCTTCGCCGACGGCACCGCGCAGTTCCCCGGCGTCAACGTCGACGGCGGCACCTGGAAGGGCATGAAGTTCATCGTGAGCAACACCGTCACGACGAAGGTGATTGCCTTGCAGCCCTCGCTGATCCTCTACGCTGACGATGGCGGGGTGACGATCGACGCGAGCGGGGAAGCGTCGCTGCAAATGGACGGCGCCCCCGATTCGCCGGTCGCCGCGACGACCATCCTCGTCTCGATGTTCCAGATGAACGCCGTCGCCCTGCGCGCGGAGCGGTTCACCAACTGGAAGAAAATCAACGCGAACGCGGTCAAGTATCTGACCGCGGCCGCCTGGCCGGCGCCGACCGGCTTTGAGCGGGACGCGTCGGCGGGCGAGTAACGCCCGTGGGCGTCCTCAGTCGGGTCACCGCCGGCGTGAGCGCGCTGCTGAACGTGGCGCGCAGCGCCGGCGGCTGGGCGCCGATCGTCCGCGAGCCCTACACCGGCGCGTGGCAGAACAACGACTCGCTGACGACCGAGAACGCGCTCGCCAATCCGAGCGTGTTCGGGGTCGTCTCGCGCATCGCCCAGGACATCGCCAAGATCGCGCCGCCGCTCCTCCTCGAACTCGATGACAACGGGTTCTGGTTCGAGACCACGAACTCGGCGTACACGCCGGTCCTGCGGCGCCCGAACCGCTATCAAACCGCGCAGCAGTTTTACGAGCAGTGGATGATCAGCAAGCTCATTCACGGCAACACCTACGTGCTCAAGGAGCGCGACGAGCGCGGCGTCGTCAAGACGCTGGTGATCCTCGACCCGGCGCGCGTCAAGCCGCTGGTCGCCCCAGACGGCAGCGTGTATTACGAGCTCCAGTCGAACGAACTGGCCGGCCTCCAGCAGGAGAGCGCGCCGATCGTCGTGAGCGCGTCAGAGCTCATTCACGATCGGTGGAATTGTCTCTGGCATCCGCTCTGCGGGATCTCCCCGCTCTACGCCATCGGCGGCGCCGTGTCGCAGGCCCAGGCGATTCAGTCCAGCAGCACGACGTTTTTTGCCAAGGGGGGCCGGCCCGCCGGGATGTTGGTGGCGCCAACAAAACTGGACCCGGCCTCCGCCGAGCGCATCAAGAGCACGCTCGCCAACTTCAAGACCGGCGAGATCATGCTCACCGACCAGGGCATGACCTACCACGACATCGGCGGGTCGGCGGTCGACTCGGAACTCATCGCGCAACTCGGGTGGACCGAGGAAAAAATCTGTGAAGTGTTCGGGATGCCGATCAGCATCCTGAACAGCAACAAGCAACCGCCCTATGCGAACGCGGAAGCCTCGCAGCTCCAGTACAAGTCGCAGTGTCTCGAACCGCATCTCGCGAGCATCGCGGCGTGCCTGGGCGACGGCCTCGAGCTCCCGCTGTACCTGTCGCTCGAGTTCGACGACACGCTGCTGATCTGGATGGATACCGCGACCCGCACCACCGCGGCGAAGACGGCGATCGCCGCCGGCATGTCGGTCAACGAAGTGCGCGATACCTACTACGGCCTCGGGCCCGTGCCCGGTGGGGAAGTGCCGTACCTCCAGCAGCAGTACTACCCAATCAGCGAACTTGCGGATCGCGCGGCCTCGACGCCGGTCGTGGCCCCCCTGCCCCCGGCGACCGACGCGCAACCCGAGGCGGTGACGCCGTGACGCTGGAGTTTTCGCGCGTCACGTTGCCGCCGCTCTGGACGCTCGCCCAGGCGAAGGTGCATCTGCACTTGACCGACGCGGTCTATGACGCCGACGTCCAGCAGAAACTCGATAGCGCGCAGGAGGCGATCCTCTCGTATCTCAACCTCTGCGCCGATCCGACGTGGGACGCGACGACGGCGCCGAAGGCCGTGACGCACGCGATCCTGCTGCTCACCGCGTATTACTACAGTGACCGCGGTGACGGCGACGTCGCCGATCCCTGGCCAAAAATCTACAACCTGCTCGCGGCCTATCGCGACCCGACGGTGGGGTGATGGCGATCGGGACCTATCAGCAGATCGTGACGCTCGACGAGACGGACGGCACCGGCGGCGTCCGGCCGCTCACGCCGCCGACGTGGTACTGCGCGCCGATCGCCGAGGGCGGCGGGCTCCTGACGCTGGTCGGGCACTACCACGCCGGGATCACCACCGCGGCGCGCGTCCACTTCCACGGCCGCACGTTTCACGTCGACGGCGTCCTGCACCGCAACGCGAAAGCGTTCCAAACCCAGATCACCTGCAAAGAAGTGTTCGACTGATGGCGAAACTCGCCGCGGTCAAGTGGGACGGGATGGACACGTTCAAACAGGAACTGCAACTACTTGCGGCGAATCTCACGAGCGAGGCCGATGGAATTTTGGTCGCGTCGGCGTTCGAGGCGGCCGACGCGCTACGCGCCGCCTATCCGTACCGCGAGGGCGGCCTCATCCGCGGCGTGACGGTCGAGCCCTCGCGCGGGGTGACGCTCGCCGGCGCCAAGGTCAAGAACCTGGCCCCGCACGCCGCGCTCTACGAGAACGGCACGGTGACGCGCGCGAACAAACACGGCGACAACCGCGGCCGGATGCTGGGTACGCCCACCTTTCGGCCGATCACCGCCCGCTATCGGGATGAGGCCCTCACCGCGATCATCGATCGGATCTACGCGCACGGGGCGGCCGACGTCTCGGGCGACCCGGACACCGAGGACTAAGGAGCATTCACATGTCGATCAAGACCGGCAAATTCGGGAAAGTCAGTTGGGATCAGGCGGGCGGGTCGACCCTCGTCGAGATCGTCTCGCTCAATTCGTGGACCCTCTCGGAAGAAACCGAGATGGAAGACGTGACCTGTTACTCCGACACCAACCGCGTGTACGTGCCCGGGATGAAGGATTTGAAGGGCGATCTGGGCGGATTTTTCAATTCTGCGGATCTCGCGCTGTGGAAGGCGGCCGACGCCGGCACGCCCGGCACGCTACAACTGATCGTGAACAACCAAGAGCCCGGTTTCAAGTGGCAGGGACCGGCCTACATGAGTGCGTCGATTGATAGTTCGCTGTCGGCCCCGACCGTCAAGGGCACCTGGGCGGCGGCGGGCTCGTGGACCGTGCCCGGCCAGATCGTCGCGACCGGCGCCACGGCGGGCCTCCCCGGCACGTTCACGCCCGCGGGCGCGACCCCGCCGCCGAATCTCGCCGCGATGACGGGGATCGTCGCGTCGCCCGCGACCAACTGGACGATCGGCCAGCACGTCGAGATGGGCAATGGGTCCGATTGCAACTGGAACGGCACGGCCTGGGTCGCCGGCGTGCACCCGTAATGTTCGACGAACTCGTGGTGACCGGCGGCGAGGGGACGATCTCGTGGGCGTGGCACACCGCCGCGGTGTGCCGCTCCTGGCGGATCTATAAGTCGCGCACCCGCCCGCAGTGGTCGCTCGTCGCGACGGTCACGCGCGTCGACCCGTACAAGTTGCAACAGCGCCCGTTGCTGTTCAACGCGCCGCGCAAGGGCGGGTTTTGGTGCTGGCCGGTGAAGGCGGTCACCGTGATGGACAAGCAGATCACCGCGGCCCTCGGGCCAATGGAGGCGTGATGAGTCGCTGTCGTGTGGTCGCCCCCGACGTCGTCCGCCTGCCGCTCAGTGACGGCGACAGCGTCGAGGTCAAGAAAACCCTCAACGCTGGCGAGTATCGGCAACTGATTTACAGCCAGTTCAAGGAATCGACCGACGGGGAGAAAGTCGTCCTCGACCACAGCAAGGTCGGGATGGCGAAGCTCCTCGCCTACATCGTCGGCTGGACGTTCGTGGGGTTCGACGGGCAGCCGTTGGCGTACCGGCCCGACGAGCCCGAGGACATCCGGCGCGCGACGATCGACGGGCTCGATCAGGACACCTACCGCGAACTCATCGCGGCGGTGACCGCGCACGAAGAACGGGAAGACGCCGCGCTGGAGGCGCAAAAAAAAACCCGTATCACCGCGCCGGCATCATGACCGACCTCGTGATCGCGCAACGCTTTCACTGGAAGTACGAGTGGGTCGCGGAACTCCCGCGCGACGTCTACGCGTTCATCGTCGCGGATCTGCAGAAATAACCCATGGCTGTGACCGCCAAGTTCGAGGCCGACTTTTCGCAAATGCACGGCGAAGTCGATCGGATGAACGCCGAGTTCGAGGCGATGGAAGCGTGGGCCGGCAAGAGTACCACCACGGCGTCGAAGGGCTTCGCCGGGATGGGGACCTCGGTCACGAAGACGACGACGCAGTTCAACACCCTGTCCCAGAGCTTCCAGCAATTTGACGGCGTGTTAAACGCGGTCGGGATTCATCTCGGCCCCGCGGTGAAAGGCCTGAACGATATCAGCGCGGCCTCCGGAAAGACCACGAGTCAACTCGGTCTGCTGTCGACGGCGGGCCTGCTGGTCGGCGCGGCGATGGCCGGCTGGCAGATCGGGCGCAAGATCGCCGAACTCACCGGCCTGGATACCGCGATTGCGAATAGCGTCGCGAAGTGGGCGGGATGGGGCGACCTCGTCAAAGCAACGGCCGGCGCGCAGGCCGACGTCCTCGCGCTCGCGAGCAAGAACGCCGGGCGGACGATCACCGATATCAACGAAGCCCGGGCCATTAATCAAAAGTGGGTCGATGACCTCAAGAAAGGCGCGAAGGAAGTCGCGAAGGCCAACGAGGAGCAAGCGAAGGCCATGGACGCGGTGCGGGTGGCTGGGCAGGACAACAACGCCGTGCTCAAGACGATGAGCGCGTCGACCATCGCCGCGGCGAAGGCCGCGCTCGATCACGGCGTCGCCCTGGACACGGTCGCCACCGCCTATAAGCTCACGGCCAGTCAGATCGCCGCCGTCGAGGCCGCGCTGAAGTCCGAGCAGGAGGCCGCGAAGGCCTCGGAAAAAGAACACGCGCGCATCACCGCGGAACTCAAAGAGCACTGGGATGCGGTGCTGGCGATTCGCGACAAGGCCCTCGGGAAAGACGCGATCGAAAAAGCGACGCAGTGGAATGAAGCGTTGTTCCTGCTCGGGGGCACCGTCGACAAGTTGAGCAAGGAGCAACTGACGGAACTCCAGGGCGTGATGACCGAGGCCATGACGGCCATGGCGCGCAATGGCAATCTCACCGCGGAACAGGCCGCGGCGTTCAACGACTTCAGCGTCGCCGCCGCCGCGGCCGAGACCGCCCTGCGGCCCGTCGTCACCGTCACGGACGACCTCGTGGCGGCGCAGGCCGCGCTCGTGGCCGAGAACGACGCGGTCCTCGCGGCGATGTACGCCGTGAGCGACGCCGCCAAGAAGGCCAAGCAAGACGCCGAGGCCGCGCAGAACACCTGGGGGCTGCATCCCGGCGGGCAGGCCCCCGCCAGTAGCGGGCTCAAGCAGGTTGGCGACAGCATGGGCAATCAATTTCTGGTGAACCCCAAGACCGGCGAAGTGATCCAGAAACTGGAGCGCAAGTTCGGTGACGGGTTCCTCGGGTGGGGGACGCCGGGGCCGCCGCCGACCGTCAATCTCACCGTCGAGGGCAACATCCTCGGCACGCAGAACGAACTTGCCCGGTTGATCGGCGACGCGCTGACCTACAACTTCAGTAGCGGCGGCGGCCGCCTCCCGGCCTGAGCGATGGCGACCCTCACGACCGGCGAGAAGGCCCGCATGTATGCCCTCGGCAAGATCATGCGCGGCGGCGCGTCGCGCGGCGGGTATGTCGGGAGTCAGGTCTTCATCACGATCGACGGCGTGCCCGTCGGGTGGGGCGCGACGCCCCATCGCGTCCTCCTCGACACGCTCACGATCACCGACGAACTCGACGACACCCCGAACACCTGCGGGTTCCGCCTCAATGGCCTCGTGCCCGCGGCCGGCGCCGAAGTGATCATCACCCGCGGATCCAAGAACGCCGCGCGCTTGTACGCCGGGTTCGCGCTGACCGTGCAGCAACTCTACGTGGGCGACAAACCGGCGAACGTCCAGGCCGACGTCCGGTGCGTCGACTATACGTGGCAGTTCGGGTTTCTGACGGTCACGAAACAGTATCGGTTCATGTCGGCCTCGGTGATCGCGTACGACCTCGTGACCACCTACGCCGCCGCGAACGGGTTCACGAGTGGCGCCGTCGCGAATCTGCCGGCGCTCGACGAGATCACGTTCACCAATGAACCGCTCGACACGGCGTTGACGCGGCTGGCGCGGCGGATCGGCGGCTACTGGTTCGTCGACTACCAGAAAGTCGTCCATCTCTTTCTCGACGCCGAGGACCCGACGCAGGCGCCGGAAGTCCTGACCCCGGCCCACAAGTCCTTGCGCGCGTTTCAGAACAGCGCCGATCGGACGCAAGTGTTGACGCGGGCCTATGTGGAGGGCCGCGGGACGAACGCCCTCGCCACGGTCGGCCCCGGCGCCACGATGATTCCGGTCGCGGCCAGTGACATGTTCGCGGTCGGGCCGGATGTCTTCGTGAAGGTCTCGCCGCAAGGATCGAGCGGCGGCGCGCAGCATCTCACGTTTACGGGCGTGAGTTCGGGCGGCGCCGGCGCGCTCGTGGGCTCCGGCACCGCACCGTCGAGTGGCCTCGGGCTCACGCCGACGAGTGGCGGCGCGGTCACGCCCGGCCTGCACGTCTACTGCTATACGTGGGTGTCGGCCTCGGGCGAGACCCTCAATTCGCCGGGCAGCAACGTGACGATCACCAGTAGCGCGCCGACCGCGGTGGCGCCGACGGTGGCGGTCGGGGCAGGGCCGGGCCTGCCGGCCGGGACCTACACCTACGGCGTGACGCATGTCACGGCGAGCGGCGAGACCGCCGTCGCGGGCAACGTCGCGGCCGTGTGCACCTTCGCAACGGCCGCCGGCACCGCGGCGCCGCAGGTCGTCGGCGGGTCCGGGACGACCACTCTGGGCACCGCGGGCGATCATGTGCAGTTCCGGATCGCGTATCGGTATGTCGGTTTGAGCACGCCCGCAACGCTGGGGCCGGCGACGTCGTACACCCTGGTGCAATATGCGGGCGCCGCGACCGGCACCGCGGCGGGCGTGCAAGTCCGCATTTGGGGGGTGACGGACACGGGCGGGGCGACCTGCTGTGACATCCAGATGCAAAACACGACCGCGGGGGGCGGATGGCGCACGCAACTGTCCGGCGTCGCGATCCCCGTCTCTCCCAATAGTGTCGTGCAGCCGTTCGGCAACGGCGCCTTTGCGCCGGCCGTGGTGGAAACGGGCCTGGGCACCGCCGCCGTGACGGTGACGGTCAACGACGCCAGTGCAGACGTCACGAAACGGCGCGTCTACCGGACCCCGGTCAATGGATCGCAGAAGTACTTCCTGAAAGAGGTCGCGGGCTCCGCGCAAACCAGTTTCGTGGACACGACGGCGGATGGCGCGCTCGTGACCCCGGCGCCCGCGGGCCTGGGCGCGCTGCAGTCGGTCACCGTGAGCGGGATCGCCTTGGGGCCGAAGGGCACCGGCGGCGGCCCGGCGACGACGGCGCGCAAGCTGTATCGGACCCTGAACGACGCCGCAACGTGGAAATTCCTCGCGACGATCGCCGACAACACCACGACGACCTATGTCGACACCGCCGCCGATGGGGCGTTGACCGGCACCGGGCCGCCCGTGACCGATACCTCGGGGCTCGTCGCCGACGGCGGGCAAGTGCTGGCGGGGGCGCCGACGATCCCCGTGAGCGGGACCGGCGCGTTCCCCCCGACCGGCGGGTGGGTGCTGGCGGGCAATAACCGCATCCGCTACGCGAGCGTGACGGGCGCGACGCTCGCCGGCGTGCCCGTGAGCGGCGACGGCGCGATCCTCAACACGATTCCCTTTGGCACGCCGATCACGCTCGCGCCGATGCTCACCGGCCTCGGCGGGATCACGGCGCCGATCGTCGCCGGCGATGAGGTGTATCTGGTCGTCAAGGCTGACGACACCGCGCGGCAGAGCACCGTCGCGGCGATGGTCAAGAGCGGGCCCGGCGTGCGCGAGGAGTGGGTGCAGGATCGCCGGCTGTCGATCACCGAGGCGCGCAACCGGGCGCAGGCGACGCTCGCCCTCCGCCCGCTCGAAGACGTCACGATCACGTATGTCTGTCGCGACGTCCGCACCGCGTCGGGGAAAACCATCACCGTGAACTTGCCGGCGCCGACGAATGTGTTCGGCGCGTTCAAGATCCAGTCGGTGACGATCAACAACTTCCGGCCGTACCCCAATCAACTCCCGACCTACACGGTCACGGCCTCCAGCCGGCGCTTCAATTTTGAGGACTGGTTGCGGCGGATCGAAACGAGCGTCTAACCATGGCCATCACGCGCACGCCCATCATCGACGACGACGGCACCGGCACGACCGGCACCGTGATTGACAACGCCTGGAAGACCGAACTGTATAACCAGATTGACGGCGTGGTCGGCGGCGCGGGCTGGGCGAATGTGACGTTTAACGTCGCGAACTTCTGGACCGGCGTCACGGCCGGGATGCTGGCGGCCAACCGGTTCACCGTGATCAATAAGACGTTGTTCTGGCAAGTGCAGATCGTCGGCGCGCCCGCCCCCGCGCCGGGCACCGCGTCGCTGCTTCTGGTCACGCCCGTCAGTCCGGTCTTCGGCGTGGTGATGCCGGTCGCCTATGCGGTCGATGCCGGCGGGGCGATCACGGGGGCGGTGTTTCTGGACGCGGCGGGCTCGACCAAAATCTCGGTCTATAAGACGTCCGGCAACTGGTCGGGCACGGTCTACTGTTATTTCACCGCGATCATTCCGCTCACGTGAGGGGCTGCGATGCCGCAAGATCAGTACACCGAACGCCCGCATAAGGTGCTCGCCGAACAATACGACGCCGCGGCGATGCCCCTCCAGGCGGGGGTCTGCGTCTGTACGGTGAACCCGATGTACTGGAGCGACGGCCGGCCCCATGTGCACACCCCGCGGGGGATGTTCGCGCTCGCCGCGGGCGATTGGATCCTCGAGGATCCGTGGACCCCCTGGCAATTTGATCGCCTGTCGAACGAGGAATTTGACGCGCGCTATGGGAAGGGCAATCTCGCCGACGTGACGCCGAAGGAGTGATCCATGCTGACCGTGTCCCTGCTGCTCGTGCTCGCGGCGTTTGTCTGTGTGATCGGCGCGGCGATGGGACGCGTGCAACTGTGGATCGCGGTGCTGCTCTTGTGCGTCGCGCATCTGCTCGCCTTGCTGCCGGTACGCTAGCGGCGCTCCTGCTCGCGTCCTGCGGGCTGTCGCTCTCGCACACGGCCACCTTCACGGCGCCGCCGCCCCGGTGTGCCGACGGGCTGCCGGCGCTCGTCCTCCAGGCCCTGACCTGTCCGAACGGCTATTGCGGGTTTACGTGTGCGCCGGGTCGGTGGGAGGTTAGGCCGTGCCCGTAGGGTCGAGCCACGCTGGGCTCGGGCGGGTGGTGTCCAGCGTGGCGACCGCGTGGCCGCCGGCAAACCGGCGGCGGGGCGCGCCCCGGGGCGCGGCGCCGCGATCGGTCAATTCGAGCAGGGGTCAAGGCGGCGGCCTGCGCCGCGGGGGGCGCGGCGGCATAGGCGAGCAGCAACCGTTGTTCGGGGCCGGTGAGCTCGGTCTTCTTGTTCACCGTGAACAATTCGCCCACGGTCAAGTTGAAATACAACGCGATGTCTTCGAGGTCGTTGATCCCGAGGGGGCGCTTACGGCGGCCGTTCAGGAAATACGAGAGATTCTGGGCGCTCAGGCCCGGGCGCGGCGCGCGGCGTTGGGCGCTGTAGTCGGCGATCTTGACGGCGTCCCCATGGCGCACCAGCCCCGCGATCCGTGCCCGCACGCGTTCCTCGGTCGTGTAGTAGCCCATGCCTTCACAGATTGTAAATCATTCCGGGCCATTCTACTAGAGGTAGCGACTCCTTCACATCTTGTGATCCGTCCGGCGCGACCCCCTACGGCTTGGGGTCTTGACCGTTGTCGTCATTTTGTGAAGAATGCGCCATGGCTCGCACCTACCCCGATTTGGCCGCCTACTTCCGCGCGGAAGAGGGGACCCAGGGGGATCTCGCGCACGAGCTCGGGATCTCGCCGTCGTTGCTGTCGATGTTCAA